GCGTCACTTTAATGAACGTAGACCTAATTGACCATATGGGCAGTGACCTCACTGTAGTGAACGCTGCCCGTGTATCCTTTGCAAAAGAGAGTGAGTTTAAAGTAACTAAAAACACACTCACTGATGGATTTATAAGTTATCTTTCTAAAAAGGATGAGAAACTTATTATGTATCTTGCAAAACACGATCATTGGAGTCCATTCGGACACGCATCTTTGCAGTTTAGAATCAAGGCTCCTGTGTTTGTGGCAAGACAGCTGGTTAAACACCAAGTAGGTTTGGTGTGGAACGAAGTGTCAAGACGTTATGTTGATGATGAACCAGAGTTTTATATCCCCACAGAGTGGAGACTTAAAGCTGACGATAAAAAACAGGGTTCATCTGATGAAACCATTGAATACAATATTGATGGTGCTATACAATTTGTAACACAGACATACCAAAATCTGTTGAATAATAATATTGCACCAGAGATGGCGAGAATGATTTTACCACAGAATATGTATACCGAATGGTATTGGAGTGGTACATTGATGGCATTTGCAAGAGTGTGTAATCTACGATGTAAACCAGATACACAGTTAGAAACACAGAAGATTGCAAATTTAATTGACGAACAGGTAGCAAAACTGTTCCCTATATCATGGAGTGCATTAAGAAATGAATAAGCATATAGTCTACGGAAACGGAGAGTCCAGACCTCGCAAACCAATTATAGGGGGTGATTTCACAACTTGGGGCTGCAACGCAATTTATCGTGATTTTGTGGTTGACAATCTCGTTTCTGTAGACTATAATATGCAACAAGAGATATACGAATCAGGATACGCTCTTAAAAACAAATGTTGGTTTAATGATTGGGATGTACTACCAGCAGGGTTTGACCCCCACGCTCTTACCATAGGTATTGATTCAAGAGTCTATGAGACTGAGAGAGGAGACTACCAAGGCTGTGTTGTTCAAGGTAAAACAAAAGACACGGCAGAAGAAAACATCAGAGAAGCTATGTTTCACAACCCTCATTTAGATGAAAAGGATTTGAGACAGAAAGCAGAAAAAGATGTTGGTTTATACATCACTTGGGTCGATGAGTACAACGATAAAGTAATTAATCTAGACTATCCTAGAGGATGGTCTGCTGGAAATACTGCACTATACCTTGCTTGCAAGTCTGGTGCAAAAGAAATATATATGTTAGGGTTCGATGGAAGTAACTATTCAGAGAGTATAAATAACATATACAAGGGCAGTAAGAATTATCTGCCTGAAGATAGTCGTGGGTTTAACACGATTAACTGGAACAACCAATATAGAATGATACAACTGGAATTTACAGATGTAAAGTTTTATAATGTTGGTACAGATTTAACATACGATAACTTTAAAATCACATACGAAACATAAGGAGAATAATATGTCGTTAGATAGTCTAAAAAGAAGTGGTTCACTTGATAAGTTGCTTGGAGCAGCTGCAGCAGAAAATGCACCACAAGAAAAGAAATCATACAAAGATGAACGTCTGTGGAAACCAGAACTGGATAAGTCTGGTAATGGTTACGCAGTAATTCGTTTCCTACCAGCAGTCGAAGGTGAAGATATGCCTTGGGCAAAGGTTTGGAATCATGCGTTCCAAGGCCCAACTGGTCAGTGGTATATTGAGAACTCTCTCACTACCCTTGGTCAGAATGACCCTGTATCAGAACTTAACTCTAAGTACTGGAACACTGGTCTAGAATCTGATAAAGAGATTGCCCGTAAACAGAAAAGAAAGTTACAATACTTCTCTAACATCTATGTTGTCAGTGACAGCAAGCATCCAGAGAATGAAGGTAAAGTATTCTTGTTCCGTTATGGTAAGAAAATCTTTGATAAGATTATGGCTTCGATGCAACCTGAGTTTGAAGATGAAACACCAATTAACCCATTTGATTTTTGGCAAGGTGCAAACTTCAAACTGAAGATTCGTAAGGTTGCTGGTTACTGGAACTATGACTCATCTGAGTTTGAAGCACCATCTGCTATGTTTGATAATGATAACCAGATTGAGGAAGTGTGGAAACAACAGTATGCTCTTGCAGAGTTTACTGCTTCATCAAACTTCAAGTCATATGAAGAACTGAAGACTCGTCTTGATACGGTTCTGTCTGGTAGTGTAACTGTTGGTAATATCGCAGAGAAGATGGAAGATGAACCAGTGTCAGCTCCTGTTGTAGATACTGCACCAGTAGACAATACACCACCTTTCAAGGTAGACTCATCTGAAGATGATGATACTATGGACTACTTTGCGAAGTTGGCAAGTTAAAGGGTAAGGTGACTAATATCCCTAGTCGCTGAATTAGATTCGGACTGAAAAGGTTACTGCACACTAAAGAAGATGGAGAGGTAGGAGCAATTCTACCTCTCTTTTTATATGGCAAATGCAGATGCTCTCTGGAAGATTGGGTCTGGATTACCGATGTAGTTAACAGTAGAGGTACTATTAGATACATTCTGGTTTCTAGTGTTGACTGTAGGTGCTGACACCATAACAGGTGTTTGTGCTGCAACTGTTGCTGGGTTTCCTGCTGCAGCAATTTGTCCAGTTCTGTTTGCACTAGATTGTTGGGTAGGTTGATTGTCCGCCAGCCTCATCCTTTCTCTTTTTCTGTCTAGCATTGCAAGCTTTGCCTCTTGGGGTGTTTGAACTGAAGTTGGTTCAAGTCCAGCCTCTTTTCTTAGTCTTGCAAGTTCAATCTTTTCATCTTTATTATCTCTCATAAATCCAGTGTATGCACCTTCACTTAAACCTGTTTCAAGTTCTTTGATTCTGTTATTTCTTTCGGTTATTTTTTCTTTTTCTTCTGCTGCAATTTCTTCTGTTGTTTTTGGCCCTAATCCAATAAAATCTAATATTTTACCAGCGCCTGGAATATTTTTAGTCAAGAAACCAACAAAGTCAAAGTCAAAAAGATTACCAAAGAAATCCCCTATTTTAGTAAACAATCCTGTTACTGCATCAGATATTTTTTGAATAACATCAATGTTATTAAGTTTTTCTGCAAACGCATCAAATCCAAACATTTCTGCTACAAATGCAACTAATTTAATAAACAACGATGGAATTAAACCTACAATTGTACCGACAAACTTACCTATTGCAACTTTAATCGCCTCACCCATACTACCTGTTTCTGCTAGAGTTGTTTGGAAATCTTCAAATGCTTGATAGAGACTGTATAGGACAGCACCAATAGCTGCAGCGATTGCGATCACAGGCAAAATTGGCACCAAAAATGCTGTTATTGCTGGTAGTAATGTAGCAGCGAAAAATGTTTTTATTGCAACCATACCTACTCCAATACCTTTAAATGCTACACCGATGCCTGCCATAACTTTACCCTTAGGCCCAAATATATTATTTAATTTAGTTCCACTGGATGCAACAAAAGCTTTCGTTGCTAAAGCAGCAGTTTTTAGTAATGTAAACAACTTACCAAGACCTGTTATAATTGTACCTTTGGGCCCGAACATATTGTTTAATTTAGTTCCACTGGTTGCAACGAAAGTTTTAAATGCGGTTACACCAGTTTTTATTGCCTCAAACAATTTAAACATTTTATAACCAGCAATTAATGCAGCAACACCACCTATTCCTAAAACAATTCCCCCTATACCATCGGCGTCACCAAAAAGTCTTGAGAACCCTTCCATAAAACCACCGTCTGGCCCAAAAAATCCATCATAAAAAAATTGTAGTTTTGGTATGAGTTCTTTAGTGATATAATCAATTGTTTTTTGATAATATGGACTATTTAAAAACGATGCAACTGCAAGTAGAAATCCAGCAAAAAGAGTACCTTTTAATATTTTCATTAAACCACCAGCTGCTGCTTTTGCTTTGTCCTTCATGTTCATACCAATACTTGTTATACCAACAGATATTTTTTCTAAAAACGTGCCGTTTTTTTCCATTTCTGCTTTTCGTTCTTTTGCAATTTCTTCTTGAGCACCTTTGTTCGTTGCATTAGACATTCTAAACTTAAATTCGTCCATTTTAAGTTTATGTGCAGCGTCATTAAATTCTTTGTTGTCGGTTGCAACTTGTCCATTTGCCTGAAGTCTTTCAGACATTTTGTCCAGTGCAACTTTTTGATCTTTTAATACTAGTGCATCGGCAGACATCATCGAATCACGAAGTTTAGTCTCCGCCCGATCTGCTTTGATTGCATCATATTCAATCTGTTTACTTTTCTTATCAGATGCGTTGGCAGTTTTCATTTCTTTTGTGAGTCTGGTCAACTCAGCGTGTTGTTTTGAAAAAGTAGTGTTTGCCTCTTGGGCCCGCTTTTCTGCGGCCGCCTCTTGGTCTTTCATCATTTGTGCCATCAAATTTTCAATAGCCATAATTCTACTTCCTAACTTCTACTTTGTCTTTTCTTGCGGCAAGTGCTTCCTTACCGTAGAAGGCTGCAACGATAGCAGCAACTGAAACAAAGTATGTCGGTGCAATATCACCTAAGACATCTGCTGCTTTATCTAATCCTGTGAATATAGAGAATACAACTAGAGCAGGGTACAACAACATACCAAACAGTGCAAACCAAGCCATGTTGCGTTGTGCATCTTGTTTCTTATCTTCATTCTCCATGTCACTACGCATATCTTCAAGTTCAATCATTCTTTCTTCCATCATCATTTCTTCATCGCTCACAATACCATCGCCATCTTTATCTAGATGTGCGTATTTAGAATCTGGTTGCAATCTTTTAGCGGCCATCGTTATCCCCTCTGATTTTCTTTTTTTATTCTCTCATTTTCTTCATCTATATGTTGCATTAATAAATTAACATATATTTCTCTTTCCCACGGCATCATATTATCTAATTCTGTTAGTGAATATTTATGATGTTGCATCATTGCAAAATTAGTTTTATAATAATTAAATAGGCTTTCGTGGGCAAGCCCTATCCTAAAAAACTTTCTAATCCCTCTAATAGAACTTCACTTTTTACTTTTGTTTTTGGATTAGTTATCTCTACAATGTGTCTTAGTTTAGGCATAGAATTAAAAAATTCTGTGACTAACTCAAACTGTTCTCCTGTAAATTGGTCAATAAAATCTTCAATTTCTTTGTCTTTTAAATCAACTCTTTGATACACTTCATCACCATAATGAATTGAAGTAATACAACTTGTTAGAAAATAAAATACTTTTTCAATGTCTGTTGATTCAGCTTTCATGTCTTTCATGTCAGTCAATAATGGATATCTAAATAACACTTTAACTTCATCACTAATATTGATTTCATTAGTATGTTCATCTAATATTTGTACACCAACTTCTTCTAAATCTAATTCAAAAGGAACAGTTGTTTCCTTGTCATCTGGACATATTAAATTTAGTGTAACTTTTTCACCAACAGACTTTCCTCTAATTTTTAAAAATACATATTCAAGGTCAAACATTGGCGAAATGTTAGCATCAATTTTACCAAAAGTACAAGCAGAAACTAGTTGACCCATTGCATCAGCAATTTGTTTGTCTTCACCAGACTCTTGAGCCATGAGTAATATTTTTTGTTCTTTTACTAGGAATGGTCTGTATTTAATTTTTTCGTCAGTAGAGGGAAGTTCCAACTCATAGGTTGGAGTATTAAGTTTGGGTAGTGCCATAATTTTTCATCCTTTATTAATATTATAGTCTTCTCAATACCGAAGGTATTTGAGCAGTAATTCTTCTAGTCACGGTGTTTATAGTCGCTTCTGCAATTCTATCCATCAATGGTTTTGGTAGGTCTGCTTCGTCTACTAGGTTCTGCCAGTAACGATATGCAAAGTTTACTGTTACTGTTTGATATCCAGCACCATTCTCATATGAAAGTGCTTGTTCGTTAATACTCTTAGGAAATGCCTCAACAAGTCGGACACCATATCGTCTGTTGTCTTTTTCATCTAACGCATGAATTTCTACAGAACCAACATAGTCGTGATAATATCCCATAGAAAAATCTTGGGGGTTGAATGACATTCTCTGCCATGTCTCAAAGTACTTTTTTTCTTTCATA